AAACCTTACGAAATTTGGTGCGAAACGGTGGTCGATATTACGGTCGGAGAAACCGAAGTCCCAAAAGTTACAGCCGAGGAAGCCTAAACTACTTAATCGTTGAGCTGTCGATCGCGACAGGAATTCCGATGAGTGAGTGGGTTGACGCGGCGGATATATTGACAGCGCTCGAGATATTGGAGAAACGAAATGGCGGAAAGTAAGGAAGTCGTTCAATACGACAAAGCCGAACTTCGCGCCATTACCGGAGCCTTTAAGGCGATGGACGATGAAGCCGTTAGCCAAGCAAAAGAACAATCGAGTGCGCTCGCTGGCTATTTACAGGGCAAGATCATTTCGGCGGCTGGATCTCTTAGCTCGTCGCCAGTAGCTAGTCGAATCGCTGAGGGTTCTAAAGTAAGTAAGTCGTCTAAGATCGGCGAGCTTGCTTTCGGTTACGTTAGCCAAAAGTTTAGCGGCGGCGCGACTACTCGCGATTTATGGGGCGGCTCAGAATTTGGATCGAATAAGTTTAAACAATTCCCAATCTGGTCGGGTACTACTGGTCGAGGTTCGACCGGATATTTCATTTACCCAACTTTAAGAGCTGAGCAAAGCTATCTAATCGCTGAGTGGGAAAAGGCTTTCACTTCAATAGTTAAGAGGTTCGACTAATGGCTGACGGATCAAGAACGCTTAAGCTCTCGATATTAGCTGACGTCGATAATCTTAAAAAAGGTTTGACAGACGCGGGAACAGATACAGAAACTTTCGGCGGTAAGTTAAGCGGTTTTGGTAAAGCTGCCGGAGCTGCGTTTGCCGTAGCTGGGGCGGCGGCGCTTGCCTATGCTGGCGCGTTGCTAGTCGATGGCGTTAAAGCTGCGGTCGAGGACGAAGCCGCTCAGGTTAAACTCGCGACAGCAATTAAAAACGTTACAGACGCAACGGACGCAACTATTGCGTCGGTCGAGTCATACATTACTCAAACAGCTCTCGCGGTCGGCGTTTCAGACGACGAACTTCGTCCATCTTTTGCGCGTTTAGTCAAGAGTACGGGCGACGTCGAAGCTGCGATGAAGTTACAAGGAATCGCTCTCGACGCTTCCGTAGGATCTGGAAAGTCGCTGGAAACTACGTCGAATTTGATTGCTAAGGCTTTCGACGGAAACACCGCCGCCCTAGCCAAATTAGACATCGGTTTAACAGCTGCCGAACTTAAGACAATGAGTTTCGATGAAGCGATTGCCGCTGTAACAGCAACTTATGAAGGATCCGCTAACGCTGCGGCTGATACTTTTGCGGGAAAGATTGACCGTTTAAAGATTGCTTTCGATGAGGGTAAAGAAACAGTCGGAGCGTTCGTATTAGACGCAATAACTCCCATGGTTACCTTATTCGTCGATAAAGTAATTCCAACGCTGAGCACACTCGCCACAGATATAGGCGAGGACTTACAGCCAGTTTTTGAATCACTAGGTACATTTTTTAAAGATACATTTCTGCCGGGCGTGACGGCTCTATGGGATTACCTAAACAAATACTTCGTGCCAATCTTTAAGGCTGGTTTGACTCCAGTATTGGAAGGCGTTAAAACAGTCTTTAAAGCTGTCGGCGATCTGATCGAGGACAACACAGGATTTTTCAAGCTACTCGGAGTCGGCATTACCGCGTTCTTACTTATTGCTAGACCTTTTGCGTCGTTCTTAGGTACGACTTTTAAGGTGGCATGGTCAGGCGTTGCGCTAATTATCAACGGCGTTAGCAAAGCAATTCAGGGCGTCGTTGCTGGCATTAACGCGGCGATCAAGGTCGTTAACTTACTTATCAAGGGCTATAACATCGTTAACAATTTAAAGCCCGGATCTAAAGATTTACAAGAGATCCCAATGCTCGCAACTGGCGGTTTAGCTAACGCGAATAGTCCTTACATCGTAGGCGAACGAGGTCCGGAATTATTCGTGCCATCTGGTAACGGACGCGTTATTCCAAATAACAAGCTAGGCAACGGTGGCGGAAATATCTATATCAACGTTAGCGGCGCAATCGACCAGGAAGGCACAGCTCGCCGAATCGTTGACGTTTTAAATAATAGTTTTTACCGCGGCACAAATGGCGCTAATGCGCTGGCGTTCTAATGACAGTATTTAATCCAGTCTGGCGCGTAAAGATTCAAGGCGTCGAATATACGACTTACACGCTGGCAAATCTAAGCATTACTAGCGGTCGAACTAATATCTATCAGCAAGCGCAAGCGGGCTATTGTAATTTAGAGCTATTAAACCTAACTCAGGCAATCGTAAACATAAACATAAACGATTCAGTTTCGATCGAGTTAAAAGATTCGACTAATACTTACGTTCCGATATTTGGCGGAACCGTCGTCGATTTTGGAATCGAGATCGTTACAGCTGGCAGCGTAGGAATAAACCAAGTTTTAAAAATAACCGCGCTGGGTGCGCTTAGCCGCTTACCTAAAGCGCTTACCGATGGCACACTAGCAAAAGCTCATGACGGCGATCAGATTTGGCATATTCTCCAAGATTTACTTTTAAATAACTGGAGCGAAGTTCCAGCCGCGCTTCAATGGGATAACTATGATCCTACGGAAACATGGGCAAATGCTCAGAACGTCGGATTAGGTGAGATCGATCGTCCGGGCAATTATGAGTTATCAGCTCGATCAGCCGATCGCACCGATATTTATTCGCTGGTTTCAGGGCTTGCTACGTCAGGGCTGGGCTACATTTACGAGGACGGCAGCGGACTTATCAGCTACGCCGATTCGACTCATAGATCGATCTATTTAGCCACTAATGGCTACACAGACGTAACGGCTAATCATGCGCTATTTAACGGGCTAAAAATTGAAACCCGAGCGGGCGACGTACGAAATGACATAACCTTAAAATATAAGGCTAACGGGTCTAGTGAAGTAAGTGCCGAGGATATTGGCTCGATCGATCTTTACGGTCGTTTAGCTCAGGTCATAAATACGACAATCGACAAAGCGGTGGACGCCCAAGATCAAGCGGATTTTTATTTAACGCTAAGAGCTACGCCTCAAGCGAACTTCACGTCGATCAGTTATCAGCTCACAAATCCAGAGTTAGACGACGCGGATCGCGATTCGCTGATAAAAGTATTTATGGGCTTACCGTTTCGAATTAGCGACTTACCGCCAAACATGGCTGCGGGAACTTTCCTAGGATTCGTCGAGGGCTGGTCGTTTAAGGCTGCCTATAATGAAATCGCTCTTACTTTAAATCTTTCGCCGATTAGTTATTCACTTCAAGCTTTGAAGTGGGAACAGGTTCCTATCGGAGAATCGTGGAATACTATAACCGGATCGCTAACGTGGGAAACCGCGTTAGTCGTGGCATAAGGAGAATAAATGACTAATCCAACGAGTAACTTCGGCTGGCAAATGCCAACGCCGACGGACTTAGTAACCGATTTACCAGCTGACTTTGAAGTATTTGGTCAGGCGGTCGATACGTCCATGGCTGATCTCAAAGGCGGAACTACCGGTCAAATCCTGTCAAAGGCTACAAATGCCGATATGGATTTTACATGGATAGCCAATGATCAAGGCGACATAACAGCCGTTAACGTAACCGCACCGATTACCGGTGGCGGCACTTCGGGCGCTGTAACTATTGGAATTAACTCAGCTACAACAAGCGCCGCGGGTGCGGTACAGCTGAGCGATTCGACTTCGACAACATCGAGCGTTCTAGCTTCGACTCCGACAGCTACTAAAGCGGCTTACGATTTAGCGGACGCCGCTATTGCTAAAAGCGTAGTTACAACAGCGGGCGATATTATTTACCGAAACGCAACAGTTCCAGTTCGTTTAGGTATTGGCACAGCTAATCAAGTCCTAGCCGTTAATTCAGGCGCAACTGCTCCAGAGTGGAAAACAATTTCGACTAGTCCAACTTTTGTCGGCGTCAACGCAACACGAACAAACGTATCGACAGCCGTTACCGCAAACACTGAGATATTAGTAGCTTTTCCAACTGAGGAGTTCGATTCTAATGGTTTTCACGACAACTCAACAAATAACTCACGACTAACAATCCCGTCGGGTTACGCTGGAAAGTATATTGTTTCAGCATATTGTAACAATCCAAATTCGCCAGGGTCTTATCAACTGTTAAGACTTTTTAAAAATGGCGTCTTATACACAACAGGCGGCGTTTACGGGGGAGAATACGCCAGAACCTCAACAGGTTTCGGTAACCAAGCATTTG